CCAGGTTGGGGTGGTTTATTGAATACGCTTGGATCATCCATACAATCGTCTATGATTAGCATAGTCCATGGATTGAGCATATGTTGTCTGGCACCTTTTTGGCGTATAATACAGTTTGATAGGGCATCAGGGTCGTATTCATCATAAATATAGGGATCTGGAATAAACTCTCTATAGAAACCGGTTTCTGACTCTGTTCCAGACATTGCCTGTGCAACTGGAATTATCTGACTCTTGTTGTGGAACAACGATTTTATAAGTGTCGATTTGCCACTTCCCGGCTTGCCTATAATAAAAATTTTTGAACCTCCTTGACTTGGATCCATATAATTAAGTGGATTTGGGTTGATTATATCGAGGTCAAGTGGTCTAATAGTGATTACGTTGTCTTGTATATCATTCATTTATTATACTATAACCCATTCGCTTTGTGACGGGTCAACCTATCACAGTAGAACGTGCCAGATGTTGTCGAGAGTCGATTGAATTTGACTAGACTTCTCAAACTATGCAAACTTTGTCGTTTACCCGATGCCCTATGGGCATCGGTTAGCGTTTGCCCATAGGGCAAACGTTTACCCACAAACTATTTGGTTTAAAAATAGTTGAAAATTGTGGTTCTGAAAACTTTAAACTCAACCACTTTTTGAAAAACTTTAAGATTTAAAAAAATTTTTTGTAGGATTTCAAAATCTGACGATCGCAACTTTCAGATTTTGAGAGACCAATCGTAGATTTTCAAAAGTTGCGGTCATCCGAATATTCAGCCCTTTCAAGCCCAAAGGGCTTGAAAGGTAAGCCTTAAAGGGTTAGCAGATTCCAAAAATCTACGATTGTCTCTCAATTTTGGTCGGCAACTTTCGAAATTCAGGATTTCAAAAAATTTAGATTTTTGAAAATTTTATGGTTAAAAATATTGGTCCCTTTTAGTTTGTGGTTAAAAAATTCGTTTGTGGATAAACTTTTGCCCACAGGGCAAAAGCTAACCGATGCTCTACGGGCATCGGGTAAACAAAAATAGTTCTCGCTCAACACTTCAATCTACAGAGTGAGTTAAATTTTTTTTGAAAAATAAAAGGTTTTAAATATTTTTAGGTTTTATGGTTTAATCAACCTTTAAAATAAGAAAAAGTGGATGAAAACAATGTTTGAAAAGTGTGCATTTTAATGGGTTTAAGAACCATTAAAATGAAAAGTGAAATATTTTCCCACTACCACCCTAGGAAAAAAATAGTATTTTTCGCCTTTTTTAAGTGTTCTTTTTTAATGCTTTAGTTAAAGCATTAAATCATACAAGCTGAATAAAAAACAATTTTATCATCAATTGGCCCAAAGAGTCAAAGTAACATGAAATCTTGTACTCTAACAAACGCATCAAACAGCGAGTTGCACTGGCAAATGTCTATGAAAGTCGGATTTCTGGTATGTTTGGTCTCTTGAAATTTTTGGACGATTTCGTGGCTGCTCATATTAACCTTAACTGGAAAAACAAAATTTTCAAAGGTTCTTTGAATCAACCAATCGTATATGGAAACTTTGAACATGTAAGATTGATTGAACCTTAAATCTTTAAAATTAATATTGATGCTTGTTTCTTCATATAGCTCTCTCAACAGAGTCAATATGACAGTTTCGTTATAACTTGGATGCCCGCCTGGAAAAATGTGAACAATTGTGGGTTGTTTCACCTTTATGGTTTTCTCCAATTCCGGTAAAGGTGGAATAAAGCTAAAAAATAAATTTCGAATTTTTTCCAATTCTGAGGTATACAACGACTCTATAAGATCGAAATTTATTTTGTTACATTTAAGGTCTCGAATAACCTTTGGAAAATGAAACGATTGACTTCGTTCGAGTAAAAATACTTTTTGGTCGGTTGTAATCATCATCAAATTAAATGATATTTTTTTTGCACTCACAGAATTAAAAATATCTCTAAGAATGGAAGGATTAACCTTTATTTTTGAAATATACCGTCGTTCACTGCACCCTGCCATTATTGCGCTTCTCACCGTCGTCTCACTAAAATCTAACTTCAAACTACTGAATTGATTTTTTTGGTTCATTTTTACCTTGTTTATTATTTAATTATTTTCTTTAAATCTTAAATTCAATTTTTAAAGCCTTGAATTAACCATTAAATTTAAAATAAAATAAAAACTTTAATGGCTGCCGGCAAGTAAGAGAAGCAACAAGTTTTCTCATATAAGAATTGACCACAATAATAAATGTCCAAGACAAGAACCAAAACACCTCCAAATGTATCTATGGATATTTTGGAGCTTAATTCTAAGATACAAAAATTTATAGAGGATGAAAGCACAAACAATTCTTCAAATAAAGATGCCATCACTCGAATAGATGTTTTACTTCAAGGTCAATTTAACCTAAGACCAAGAATGGTATATAAATTAAATATTTTAAAGGAGACTCTCAACTCAAGTGTTGAAGAATATGAAAATTTGAAATATTTCAACGTTGATGTTGCTCCGCTGATTGAAAAGTACCATAATCTCAACAAACAAACTATGGCTATTCCCTTCTTTAACACGAATAAAAAACATTTGAAAGAACATACCATTCGAAAGGAACAAACCCAAAAGGAATTTATTCAAAAGCTAAAGGAGTATACTAACCTTAAAAATTTTGAATTTATGATGAAAAATTATGCGTTCGTTCCAAAGTCCAGTCCACCACCTTGTCTATGCGGCAACAAAACCGAGTTTATTCGAGACGAGGACAGAGCTGTATGTGCTATCTGTTCTACAGAGCAATCACTCATATCAAACACTTCTTCGTTTTCTGACGTTGGACGAGTCAATATGGCAAGCAAGTATACTTACAATAGGAAAGTTCACTTCAGAGACTGTATTATCCAATACCAAGGTAAGCAGAAGACTCATATACCAGAAGAAATTTACACCATACTCGAAATGAAGTTGGTTGAAAAAAAATTAATTTGTGGTTCATCTACAACTTTTTCTGATCGAACCAAAAAATATGAAAAAGTTACAAGGGTTATGGTCCTTGATATCCTCAAAGAATTGGAATCAAAAGATATCAAAAAATTTTATGATGACATTGTTCTTATACACCATACACTGACAGGCCAGCCGTGCGACAACATTGAGTACCTAGAAGATTCTCTTTTAGACGATTTTGACAAGTTGACAGAAACTTATGACAACTTGTACACAAACAAAGAAGAAAGTGATGGCGAATGCTCCAAAAAGAGCACTAAAACTTCAAAAAGAAAAAATTTCATTAATGCTCAGTTTGTCCTTTATCAACTATTAAAGAAACATGGCCACCCATGTAATGAAATGGACTTTTTGACCTTAAAAACATCGGAAAGAAAAAGGTTCCATCACACCATATGCAAAGAACTGTTTTCTATCTTGGGTTGGAAGTATTCGTATTCCATCTGAAACACGCTACTCTCTCAGAACGAATGGTTTCTTCAACCTTATTTTCGGAAAAGAACTTTTTATGCCTTTCAGGCAAAAAAGAGTTAATAAATGGTATACGTAGTCATCTGTGGTATGTTGTTGGGTATATTTATACTAAAACTTAAAGACGAATTGAAAGGTCAATCGAACCTTATTAAAAAAAGATCTATATTAGCCGATATTTACGATGATTTGGTCCATATGTTTTATTTTCGAAAACCAGGAAAATTTATTGGGCCTCTGGAACCTTTAAATAATCTTGGTATATTGAACAATTTGATAATGGTTGAAGATAACGAGTCTTACACCATAAATAAAAAAGTTATACATTTGTGTACGAAAGATCCACGAAATGGAAGGTATTATGACAAAAATACATTAATGTTTGTTGTCCTCCATGAATTGGCACATGTGCTTTGTAGTGATGTTGGTCATACCGATTCCTTTTCAGTCATAAATCAGGCTTTACTTGACCATGCCGTTAAATGTGGATTTTATGATCCTTCTAAACCTTTTATCAAAAATTATTGTAGTTTAAAGTAAAAAATTTTAATGCTTTTTACAAGCATTAAAATTTAAAGCTTCAAGCGAATGGGTTAATTAAGCTTGTCGGAAAATAATTACCTGAAAAGGTATGAAAGGTAAGATATGATCGAATATAACCAGCATGCTTAGACATCGTATTTTTGGTCGTTAATAACTTTCATTTCATCTATTAACTCTTGTTGGGTTACCTCGGACTCTTGAAGGTCTATATTATTTCCACTGAATTGAACATTTTTAGCCCTCAATTCGTCCTTAATTCGGTTATACAAAGTTTTAGAGTTTGGATTAGCCTTAAAATCGAGAAGAATAGTCATATTGGGAAATAACAAAGTTTGAGTCTTAATTCTACGTTCAGTATAACCATGTTGGGCTCGAATGGTGTAGTACTGATAGTGTTCATCGTCATTTCTCTTGATAAGAACAAATCTCTCTTGTTTATCTTCATCTACTGGAAGAAGTGCTCTGTCTTCGACTGCGATCCCCAATTTATGTTGAACTTTCTTTACTTCTTTCTTGAGTCCTTTGTTACTATCAAGTAGCTCTTCGTTCTGATCTTTGACTTCTTCTAGAGATATGCCTAAAGAACGCATGTATTGTGTTTGTTGTTGGTTGGATAAAGAATTTGGTCACTTTCACAAACTCCATAATATCAAGGAGTTTGTAACTTCTATTCAAAGCCTTATTAATTTTAGGGTTATTTGATCCATTCTCTGTATCAATAATAACTCCCAAAAAATTAGTTTTTGATGGTGTATTAGTACCACTCAAAATAATATCAGTTATGGGTTATTTACTCGGAAAAATAAAGAAAAATAAAAAAATTTTTTTATTCATATTAGTCGCAATTTTTAAAGTCTTTAAGACTTTAAAAATAAAATTTCTTTAACCTTCGCAAAAAGTGCAATCTGGCTCCTTTTCCTCCACAATTTTAACAAGATGAGAGTTATGGTTTACTTTATCAACAGTTAGAATTTTCTTTGATCGAAAGTAGTAAAGTGTCTTCAAACCAGCCAACCATGCTTCAAGGTGGACTTTGTGCACATAACTCTTACTTTCGTTTGGGTTGAAGAACAGGCTAGTGGACTGGGACTGATCAATATATTTTTGTCTGGCTGCAGCCAACCTTATTAAAGTCATTTGATTGATTTCAGGCCATGTTTTAAATACTTTTTTTTCGTGGTCAGTCAGACAATCGAGGTGTTGAACAGAACCATCGCACATTTTTATACTACTATAAATTTC